TTTGTTCTATTTTTTTTAAGTTGTTCAAAGTCCATTTTAATTTTCCTTTTTAAGATTTTTGAATTGTTTGATTATGTTATAAAATTTTCACAAGAGTCTTGGCAAGCTTCAGACTGTTTACTATTTATGAATGGTTGGAATATTTTTTTGAGAGATTGATTATTTAATTTGATAAAGCTTCTATATTTTCTCAGCTTTAAAATATTATCTTGAATTAAAGGATGATCAATTTCAGCCCACTCGTCTAATTTGAGAATAACTTGGTCAATTATGACCACAGATTCAGCTGACAATGAACCTTTTAGATAATCATTTAAGATGAGGGGAATGTTATTTTTGAAAGATTTTAATTCTTTCAGCGAGTCGTAATTAGATAACTCTTGAGATGTATTATAAGATAGAATATTAAATCGGTCCACCCATTTTCTGTAATTTTCTTTACACGGCATGGAGTTTAATTCTGTGATATGATAATTGGGGTTAATTATAAAATTAGAAACCAGAAATTTATCACAATCAAATTTCAAAAGAGAAGTGTATAATCTTTTTTGGGGGGACTTTTCAAATTTGTTTTGAGCAAATAAAGAATCACCTTTGACCTTTCCTTGATATTTTATAATATCATAGTCGGTTGTGAAATGTAATTTATAAGCTCGGTATCTTAGATGAAATTGAAATTCATTCATTTAATTTTCAGGTTGTTAGTGACATAAGCTCGAGCTTCCACAATTGAGTAGAGGACTGTGTTAGCCTTTACAAGCTTAGCTAAATTTTCAACTTCCATGTTATATTTTTCAGATAGATCTGTAAGAATTTCTATCACACAAACATTGGATGTATTAAGATGATGAGTTACTACTCTGTAAAAAGAGTCTTTGTCTTCGATGGGATTCACGCTTTGATGATACTCTCAAATTCTGCTTGGATTTTTGGGAAGGAATCAGCTTCATTCTTATCAGTCCGAAATTCTGTGAATCGGGGAAGGAAAAGAGAATGCTTTCCATCATTATTTATCATCAAAGAATTGTATGTAACTTCCATGAACTTTCCGATGTATGAATCTTTTTCAGCCCAGATAGCTTTTCGATGATCAACTTTAAACCCTGAAATGTTAACTTCCAAAAGACCATCAGAAGATTGACATTTGATACTCCCAAAAGTGACGGCATTCTTTCCGGTGCCTGAGTTAAAGTCAACAATTACTAGAGTAGCGGGTGCATCAATTTTAATTTTGAAAACTTCTTTAGAAGTATAATCCTTCCAGATGGTCTTTCTCAGTTTGATGATAGTACCTTCTTCTCCTAATTTAATCTTTTCAAAATAATGCTCATAAGCTTCTTCCCTTGAATAAACAAGTTTAGACTCAATCAAAGATAAGCCTTCTCCAGGAAAGAGTCTGAAGCATGTATTTAATTTGAGGAAACGATCTTCGTAAGGTGTCTTCTGAAGTTCATCGTCAATAATATAATCATGAGAAACCATATCCCAAAGAGTGGCACGAATTTCGTAACGATTAATTTCTTCAGACGTCCAAACTCCATCCTTAATCAGAGAGTTGATCATCCCATTCCCAATTTGACGAGGGAGAATCTTTTGTTCAGTTCGATCGTAAACCAAAAGTTCACCTTGATATTGAAAACCTTTAGGCCAAGTTGAAATGGTTTCGTTGAAATTTTGGATGGGAATATTTGAACCAGAACGAGTCGTGAGAGTAATTTGACCATCTTCATAATGATCAATTGCCAAGTATAACCCATCGCTCTTAAGTTGTGAATATACACCGTCCTCCCACTTAACATTCTTTGCATCTTTAATCAAAGAACAGCGCATATATTTTGGTTCAAGAATTAACTTTGGCCAAGTTTTATTAGCTTGAGTAACTCCTACCCCACATTTCAAATCTCGACCCACAACTAGTCGAATTACTTCTGCATCTTGAATATTACATTTTGAAAGAATTTCTGACAGCCATTCAATCCCAGCATGACCTGTGCAGGTGCGATCTGCCAACTTTAAAATATCATCTAAAGCATCGGTAAGTTCGTAAGACGGATTTCCGTCCGAAGAAAAATTAGGAATCTTTTTGATATAAAAATTAACAGAAGGTTCAAGAGTCAGATAAACTACTCTCTTCAAAACTTCATTATCCTTATGCTCTTCTAGAACATTTTCCTTAAAAATCCGTCCGTTGTCAGATCGAAGCTTTTGAATAATTTCATAAATTGTCATATCATTTCCTTTTGAGTATTTTAATCTATTAGATCCGAATGTTCAACTCATAAATATAATAAACGAGGTTTAAATGGCTATTAATTTAATTGACATCGGAGAGGAGCCTAATGATGGAACTGGTGATACTCTTAGGGATGCCGGTCAGATCATTAATGATAATTTTACGGAAGTTCAATCTTCGTTAAATGCTAAACTTCCTTTGGCGGGGGGAATCATGACTGGTTTAATAGTTTCCAACACAACCCCAACTTTGTCTACTCATATTGTCAACAAAAATTACGTGGATAATTCAATTTCAAATATTGACACAATTAATGGAGGAACGTTTTGACAGAAATTTCTTCTATTTTAATCACTAAAAATTCTCAGACAGCCAATACACAACCTGAAGCAGCTTCTCTAAGTCTTGGGGAATTAGCCGTTAATGTTGTTGACGGAAAATTGTATGTGGGAGGTGTGTCAGGTGCTGTTGTTGAAATCAACAAGACAGAAATTGATGGAAAACAACCTCTTAATACTAATCTGACATCCTTGGCGGGAATTTCTGGAAGTTTCGGAATCGTTCCATATTTTACTTCAGCTGGTAATTTTGGGACAATTTCTTCAACAGCTTTTGGACGATCAGTTCTTGCGGAAGCTAATAACACAACTCTCCGAACAACTTTAAATGTCGGGAATGTTGATAACACTGCTGATGTTGATAAGCCAATTTCAATTGCAACTCAATTTGCTTTAGATAATAAAATCGGCGTTGAAGGAGCAACCTTAACAGGTTTTCTGACTCTTCATGCTGATCCAACTGACACTTATCATGCTGCCACAAAAAATTATGTTGACTCTTCTATCCAAGGTTTGAAATCAAAACAGTCTGTGGTTGTTGCTACTAACACTGCTTTCACAGTTGTGGGCGGAAATTCAACAGTTCTTGTTCTTCAAACTCCCACAACTGCTTTTGATGGAGTTACTCTTTCTGCTAATAATCGGATCTTGGTGAAGAATCAAGCCAACACAGTTCAGAATGGGTTGTTTAATTATGCTAACACAACTTATCTAATTCGGTCACCTGATGCTGATACTTGGACTGAACTTGTTTCAGCTTATGTTTTCGTTGAGCAAGGTTCGTCAGCAGGCAAAGGTTTTGTCTCCAATACTGTTTCAGGCGGAACTCTCGGAACCTCTAATGTCGGTTTTGTTCAATTTAACTTTGTCCCAATTTATACAGCTAATAACACAACAGGAATTTCTCTAAGTTCTTACGAGTTCTCTCTGACCACGACAGGTGTAACACCGGGTGGTTATAATAGGATGACTGTTGACGCTTATGGGAGAATCACCGCAGCTAACAATTTGATTTTTGCAATTTCTGAAGGCGGAACAGGTGCAGCTAACGGAGATCTTGCCTTTTCAAATTTATTATCAGCAGCTATAGCTTCTTCAAACTCTTTCACAATTGACTGCGGGTCATATTAATGTCTATCAGATTAAAACCAAAAAGTAATTCAACTTCCAATGTTGTCCCTTCCAACTCAGCTTTGATTGTGGGTGAAATTGCTATCAACTCAGCTGATGCTACAATCTACACTAAAGATACAAATAATGAAATTCAAGAAGTTGGATTTTTGAAAGCAGTTTTAACAGCTGATTCTGAGCAAGATTTCATCACTGCTGATTCTGAAGGAGGCTATGTTTCTGTCTCAAGAGTTGTTGATCACGCTTTACGAATTGATAATCCGCATTTGACAACACCTGCTCAAATTGGAGCGGCTAATACTTCTGCCCCAGTTTTTTCAGGAACACCTTCAGCAGTTACAGTGGCTAATACTGTTTCTAACACTCAAATTGCTACGACTGCTTTTGTTCAAAATAATCTAACATTTAAAGCTAATGCTAACGCCAACAACATCAAGTGGTTAACTAG